CGATCCGCGCGAATTGCGTCCCGACCGGATGACTCGCCGCAGTTGTGCCATAGGCACCGCGGTAGAGCGTCGAAAGATTGTAGTGATAGGCGCTCGTCAGGCTCGCGGACTGATAGGAAAAGAGCTCACCGCCTACATAGCACAGGGTGACGAGGTTCGCCGCATCGGTGGCGGAGACCGAGAACAGCCGACCGCGGCTCTCGGTCAAATCGACCGAACAGGTGTCGGTGGTATCCGGACTGCCACCGCTGTTGCCGATCGTCGCGGCCAAAACACCCTGTACCGCCGGGCCAGAAACCGTGCCTGCAAAGGCATAAGAACTACCGTCGCTCGAGATCCAGACTTGCGCGCCGCCCCAATTCGGGCCCGCTGACAGTGCGATCCAGATTTCGAGATCGCCCGACAATAACGCCGCCGGTGGCTCGAAAATCAGCGGCGTGTTGACATTGCCGGGCGGAGCGCTCCAGTTCGGCACAAACCCGCCGACCGCGCCGCCACTCGCCTGCTTCACGGCTGGAGCCGCAGTGCCGCCGCCCACCCCGAGGATCGAGGGCGAGGCGGACGGCGAATAATTGGCCGGCGGGTACAGCACGGTCGGCGAATAGGCGCCAAAGAAATCTTCGGCAGTGATCGACAGCATCCCTTCGTCGTCTTCTTCGACGGCGGTGATCCGCACTGTCAAGGCGCCGGCGCCAAGCCGTGAATCGGTGATCTGCACCAGGTCCATCGGCTCCAACAAAATGTATTTCCAGCCGAGCTTGAAGGTATAGGTGTTGCGGTAGAGAAGCTGGCGCTGCAACTGCAGCTGGGCGACCATGCCACCCACATAGAGTGGGTCGGTGATCAGGCGCGCCTTGGTACTCGTATCGCGCCGCACCCCGTAGACGTCGATTGAACCTTGGTCGAATGCCTCGGCGACCGCTGTGTTGTAGTTATTCTGTCGATCGAGACACTCGACCTCGATCATGTTGTTGGCATCGGCCGGGGTCGACCGCATAATATGCAGCGGATCGTCAGAAAAGCCGCCGGTTATCGGCGTCGCGCCGGAACGCAACGCTGGACCGCCAGGCGTGACACCGAGATTGATCCCGACACTCGATTCCTGAACGATGTAGTCGTCCTCGCCGAGGCTGTAGACTGGCATCGTGTTCGGCGTGAAAGTGTTGGTCGTCGTCGCGCCGATCCCGCTGGCAGAGATCCCGCCGCCGCCCGATTGGCCGATCGTCGTGTTGCCTGTCGGATTTGACTGGATGACCATAACACCGGCGAGACCGACGCCGGACGCGAGGATGCCAAACCCGACGAGGTTGGGGTCGGCGTTAACTGCTTGGGCGAGCCCGCCCATCGCCCCCGGCATCTGTAGATTCGCCAAGGTCGTGTAGGTGACCGTATAGGGCACGCCGCCCTGTAATGCCGGGTCCGTAAAGGACAGGCTGATCGTGTCGCCGCCGCCCTGCCTCGGCGCCCCGGTAAAGCTCGCCACGGTGAAGGCGTTGGTGACCGACTGATCGCCGTAGGGGATGACGTTCAATAGTGCGCCGGACCACACGATCGCGCTGTTGGTCACCTTCGTGATGTCGGCAAGTGACTGTTGCGCCTCCTGCTGCTGGTCGAGCAGCGGTGACAGAAACAAGCCGAGAGCTGCGCAATAGCTCGCATAGGACGAAGCGGCGCCGGACGTCATCGCCGGGTCAAGATGGGCCGACGGGAAATTCGCCCCATAGCGTGCATTCGTCAAAAAATCGCTGACGATCTGAGCCGGGTTGGCGTCATAGCCGTTGGGCGAGGAACCCGACACGCCGGCAACGACGCCAATCACCTCGAAATTGAAATTTGGCAGAGTCGCAGTATTTCCGAGCTGATAATTGGCGAAGACGATGTTTGCCGTGCCAGAATAGCCGATCGCCTTCGCGGTATGGGCACTTGCCCAATAGGGGTCGATCGTCTGCCCGTCGGCACCGAGATTAATGCTCGAAATGCTCTGGAGCCCGGCGACGGTCCCGATGTTCTTGTCCCACCAAGCCATGCCGAACCCGGTGATCGGCCCCTGGCATATCCCCATAATAAATGACGCGGAATACATGTATTGCTGGCCGCCGCCTTTGCCGCCCCCGCCGCCTTTGCCTTTCCCTCCGGCTTGCTTGCTCGGCGTCGCGGTAAAATCGTCATAATCGAGCAGGTTAGGGCTGACTTTGGTCGTGCCGTAGATCAACGGGATCACGCTGCCGGCCTGAGAGGTCTGGAACTGCAGCGAGCCGACAGCGCGCTGCTGCTTGGCGTTGGAGCCGCCGCCGAGAATTCCGCCCATCAGACAAACGGGTCAAAAAAGCGCACCGGGCGCCCAGCTAGAAGGGGCTGCTTCGCGTTGGCATAGAGCACGCCGGCACTGTGCCAGGCGTGGATCAGGCAAGGCCACTCAATGACGATCGCGCCATGCGCGAAGCAACGGCCGAATTTGAACAGTGCTGCGTCACCCGGCTCCGGCGGCCCTGGAATTTGGCGCGCATACCGCATCATCCCATAGAGATAGCGCTCGGCGTCGCGATGGAGATGCCAATCAGGTGGATAGAAGGGGACTTCAATGTGGGGGACGATGCCGACCGCCTCATAGACCTCGGCGAGCATCATCAGGCAATCAGTGCCAGCGCCCTTGACCCGGCCCATGTGGTGATAGGGCGTGCCCAACCACGTCTCGGCCTCGCCGGTAACCGCCACACGCTTGCACGCTTTGGCGCCCGCCTCGGTATCGTGCAGGTGCTCAAACGGGCATTCGTAACCGTCGTCCATCAAACTGCTGTCTCCGGGAGTGGAATAAACGAAGCCGCCAAACCGTCCGGTTTTCTGGCCGAGCTGCCGGTTATTGAAGACGTTGATGCACGTCGCCATCATGCGATCACATCCCGACAGGATCTGGAATTGATCGCCAGGCTGGATCGGCGATAGGAACGCGAGTTTGACCGAAATGGTCTGGCCGCTCGTGAATCCGTCAATCGTCCGGCTCGAGCCAGCGTTCCCGCCCGTCAGGCCGGCGATGGTGCCGAGCCTAAAGGGCCAGGTCGAGGTCGGTGTGCCCTGGATTACCAGCCCGGTTGATCCGGCGCCGGCACCGAACGTGATGGCGCGAGGCAGCAACGTAACGCCATCCTCTTGCGTATCGCTGCCGATCGCATTGGTGCCCGCCACGCGGTTGTATCCCGGCGACGCGCGTCGTGCCATAGACGAGCGTTATGCAGCCGCCGCGCTGCGCAGATGAGAATTGCAGCGAGCCCGCAGCCGTCGGCTGCTTCGCGCTGCTGCCAAAACCGAAAATGCCGCCCACGGTTTTTTATTTTTCCTCGGTAAGCGTATCGACCCTGCGATCGATCTGCAGGAATTCGAACATACTGAGAGCATCGGCAACGGACGGACAGTGGCCGTGGGGCGGTTTGGCAATCGGAGACGCGACCGGATAATAGACCTTTACCTCATATGGCTCAGGAATCTTCTCAGTGATGACGGTCGGAACCTCCTTGGTAACGGTCACGATCTCTGGCGGTTTGCTCTTGCCGATCTCGTACCCAGCAGCCGCGCTCGCGGCAATGAGGGCCGACAATGATATAGACGCCACAAGAAGCGCAGCGCTTCGCTGCGTCTGTGCCGCGGTTTTTTTGGCGGTCATTTTGGTTCCACAAGATGTTAACGAATGGATCGAAAAAACGCGGTTTGCGGCTGGCTAGCTTTGGCTGCATGGCGTCTCCATAGATCACCCCAACGGCAACCCGCGCGTGGATGATCCGCGGCCATTCGACCACGATCGCCCCATGGGCGTAGCAGCGGCCGAAGCGAAAAACCGCGACGTCGCCCGGCTGTGGCGGCCCGAGATTTCGATCGCGTGCCGCATGACGCCATCGAGGTACCGTTCCGCGTCGCGGTGAAGGTTCCAATCCGCTGGATAGAATGGGATCTCCAGATGCAGGATGACGCCGCAGGCGTCACAGACCTCGGCGAGCATCACATTAGGCAATCCGTGCCAGCACCCTTGACCCGGCCCATGTGGTGATACGGCGTGCCCAGCCACACTCGGGCCTCCTCGGTGACGGCAAGTCGCCGCGGATCCATTTCAGGGCGGGTCATACCGCGGTCTCTGGGGTCGGGATGTACGGAAAACCGCCGAAATGGACGGCGTTATTGAAGACGTTGGTACAGGTCGCGAGCGTGCGATCGCAACCCGGCAACAACTGGAATTGATCGCCGGCGGCGACAGGCGACAGAAAGGCCAGCTTGACTGTTACGGCGCCACCGCTGACAAAGGACGATATCGTGCGACTGTAGCCGGCATTGCCGCCGGTGACGGCGATGATCGTCCCTTGCGCGTAGGGCGTCCTCGTCGTTGGCGCCCCCTGGATGACGGTCGTTGTCGATCCATTGGCGGCCGAGAATGTTGCAGCGAGACTCGACCGATTGAATAGGCACAGCGCGTCGCCGAAGACATGCGTGCAGCTCGATTGCCACAATCGCCGCGGCATCTGGATATTCAAAAGCTCGAGGTGCGACCGACATTTCATGTCAATCCCGGTGCGGCTGCTATCTATGTCGGAGATCCGTCCAGAGAACAGGATCACCGTGCCGGCGCTGGTGTCGCCATAACCTCCGCCGGCAGCGCCCATAAAGGCGCGTTCCAGCTGCAACAAGGCGCCGTCGAATTGTCCTTGCCACGCGGCCTCGAGGAACGGTGTCGAGCCGACGAGGTCGGTCGTCTCCGGGTAGATCTTGATGTCGAGCTCGTCGACCTGGGTGCCGATCACGACCTTGGTCTTCGAGCGTTCGAATTTTGGCCCCGCCGCGAACAGGTACCCATTGGCGACAATGGGCGTGGGCGCTGCCGAATAACGCAGGATAGTTGCGCCACCGACCAGCGTGAAGGTGTAAAGGTCGGCCATGATAAATTGTTCGCCGCTGTTAAGCAGGGCGATAAGGGCGGCCGAAGCAGGCTTCACGACCGCACCGAGATGAAGGTGAGCTTTTTCAGCTGCCACAGTCGAAACATAAAATTCTCGAAAGCGTAGCTGTCGTCGACGAACCGACACCGAAAGTAATAGCTGTAGTCGGCGGTGATAATCAGCCCGCTGCCCGGCGCTGTGCTGAATGTCACCAATCCGGTGCTCGGGTCTACGCTGTAGTTTCCCGGACTTTGCGTGATGCCATCGAGGTAGACCGCACTGACGACGTTAGGCGCTACGATTGGTTCCAGAAAACCGCCGCCGGGCAGCGTTGCGCCCATCGCCCGCTGCAATTGGAAGACGGTCGTACTGGCGTTGCCGACGCCGATCTGCTGCCCGGTGACCTGATCGTCGCTCGGGTCTCGAAACACGAACGTGCCGAAGGCGCCCTGGCAGAGCAGGAAGAACCCCATCAAGGTTCTCAGCTCGTCGTAGCCGGCTGCCGGGTTGTCACGCAATAGATCAAAGACCAGCGTAAACTGCCATAGCGGGTAGGGATAATCGAGCGCTCGCAATTCCCGCCCGGACACCGATCGTTGGATGCGGGTCTGAAAGGTCGGCGTCTTGGTGACGCTCCAGGCGAGACCGGGCAACGACGGGAAAACTCCTATGTCCGCCATCAGCTCGTCCGCAGCATCGATCCGTTGCGCGTTGCGTTGTTGATCGCCGCAACAAGCGCACTGCCGTTGCTGCGAAAAAACCGCGCCACGTCCTGGCTATCCATCGCTGAGACGCCAAAATTGACAACAACGGGGGCACCGCCGCCACTCGCATTGGCGCCGTTCGGCGTCGCAATCAAGTTCTGCAGACCTTGGGAGATATTCGCAGGCAGCACCATCTCATTGCTGTGCAGCTGAGCGAGCACCCCGGCCGGCCCCAGGCTCGGTACTGCCCACCCGCCCTGCGCGCTCGGCACGATGCCTCCATGCTCAAAGCCAAACAAAGTGCCGATCCCCTTGAACAGGCTGCCGAGGATACCCCCCGAGCCACCCAGGCTGGTGAGTCCTAGACCTTCAGCAAGGCCGCTGCCCGCCACTTCCTCGCCGGCGCTGGTGAGACCCCCCGAGAAGTCCTGATCTCCGCCGCCTCCGAGGATACTGGCGCCAAAGAAATTGCCGATTTGGCCGAAGACGCCCTTGACCGCCGAGTTGACGAATTCTGCGATAATCGACTGAGCAAGGTTCGCCAGCGCCTTCTGCACCGTCGTCGTGCCCAGGATGATGCCGGTGACTGAAGT